TCAAGTCTCAAACTGAGACTGGTACTCCCTATATGCTTTACAAAGATGCCTGTAATGCCAAGAGTAACCAGAAGAATTTAGGGGTGATCAAGAGTTCCAACTTGTGTACCGAAATTATTGAGTATACAGACAAAGATGAAACATCTGTCTGCAACTTGGCTTCAATCGCTCTCCCCAAATATGTGAACAAAGAGACCAAGACATTCGATTATGATGCACTTCATAAAGCTACCAAGGTGGTCACGAAGAATCTCAACCGTGTCATTGATCGCAACTTCTACCCAGTCGAGACGGCGCGTCGTTCAAACATGAAGCATCGTCCTATTGGTCTCGGTGTTCAAGGACTCGCGGATGTGTTTATTCTTTGTGGACTCCCCTTCGATTGCGAAGAGTCACGTCTCATGAATGCGCATATTTTCGAGACTATGTATCACGCATCCCTCGAGGCGTCATCTGAACTAGCTGAGGTCCAGGGTTCTTATGAGAGTTTTGAGGGTTCTCCAGCATCCCAAGGTATTCTCCAGCCTGATATGTGGGAAGGTGATACGAAATTCAGTGGTCGCTATGACTGGGATGCGATGCGTGAGCGTGTGAAAACAAAGGGGATTCGCAACAGTCTTCTCATGGCTCCGATGCCTACTGCTTCTACGGCTCAAATATTGGGTAATAATGAGTGCTTTGAACCGTACACAACAAACATATATCTCAGACGCACTCTCGCAGGTGAATTCGTAGTAGTGAACAAACACCTCGTGGACGATCTGAAGAAAGCGGGTTTATGGTCAAAGGAAATGAAAGATCTCATGGTGAAGGCGGGTGGTTCCATCCAAAACATCGTTGACATTCCAGAGGACATCAAGATGTTGTACAAGACCGTCTGGGAAATCAGTCAGAAGTGTATTATTGATATGGCAGCAGATCGTGGTCGTTTTATCGACCAGTCTCAATCTATGAACCTCTTCATTGAGAGTCCCACAATGTCAAAGATGTCATCGATGCATATGTATGCCTGGAAATCGGGTCTCAAAACGGGGATGTATTATCTTCGATCCAAGGCGAAGGCTCGACCAATTCAATTCAGTTTAGAACCAGACTGTGTAGCTTGTTCGGCTTAAAGTTTAACAGGGATATATATTCAGAAGTCATGGACAAAGCAATCGAAAATCTACAAATTAACCAATTCAACAATCGTAAAATTGTCATTTCAACAAAACAGGGTACACCATTACGTATTCAATTCCCTCGGATGTACATGCCCTTTGGGGTATCTGGCTTCACCCCCGAAGTTGGGCCTACCAAGTATAATATTGATTTCGCAATCAAGGGATACGATGAAGATGACAGTTATATGAAAAACTTTTATGACTCAATTCGAGAATTGGAGAATACGATTATCGATTCAGTCGTCAGTCAAAGTGAAACAATCTTTGGAAGTCAGATGACAAAAGAAAAACTCAAGCCAATGTTCAATTCAAATGTCAAAGAATCACCTGATCGCGAACCAAAGTTTCGTGTCAAGGTTGATACCGATATGGAGGATAATATTAAGGCAAATGTGTTTAACACAGATAAAAACCCAATGAAAGATGAAGTGACCAATGGTCTCTATGCAAGAAATTCGGGACATGCTATGGTGGAACTTAACAGTGTGTATTTCTTGAACAGAAAGTTCGGGTGTACTTGGAAGCTCAGTCAACTTATCGTCTATGAGCCACAGAATCTTAAGGGATTTCAATTTAAGATTTAGATTTATTAAAAAGTAAAATACTATAAATAGCTTGAGCCTCCTTAAGAAGTTTACCATCTACCCTGGTAAATTTCTTTGGGTCCATACCTATCTTAATCTTAGCCATTTTTACGGATTCTGACCAGTCTGCGAGAGTCATTCTTACTTATTATCCTTGATTATTTTTTTGTAGGTCTTGGTCTTCTTCGAGGGGACAAGGCAGAAAGTACCCTTCGCCTCAGACTTCTCCTTCGCGATGTCAATGAACGCCTGGAATTTGGGGTTAGTCTTCAGGGACTTCTTCGCCGCCTTACTCGCCGCCTTGGAAATAATACGACCCTCCTTCATAATGAGATCTTTCTTTGCGAGACCACCAGAGGTCTTGTCAGCAGTGCCATGGAAAACTTCAGCGCGGGAACCAATCATCTTTTATATTACGCTTTGAAAATTTTCTTGATGTCCAGAATAGAAATCTTAGCACTCGTCCTGTTCACTGGGATCTGCTTTTCAATTCTTTCATCGTTGAGGACTTTGGAGCACACGATCGATTTATGCCCCTGGAGCGCCATCATCTCTTCCTCAACACTCACAAAACGCGAACATTCCTTGTATACCAACTTCTTCACATAAACGGCTTGGGTTTGACCAGTTCGATGACTGCGTCCGACTGCTTGAAGCTCCGTCGCAGGATTCCAAGATGGTGCTGTGATATACACACGAGTCGCCTCTTGGAGGTTCAGACCTTGACCACCACTCTTAATCTGAATGATGAATACCGCACCTGGTGCAGCCTTTTTGAAACCCTCAATCTGTTTGACACGATCATCTTTAGGTACGGAACCATCGATTCGAAACACTGGTCGTTGGATATTCTTATGAATATGGTTCATCTCACCCCTGAACTGACAGAAAATGAGAGCTTTTTCGGAAGGGTGTCCTTCGATCATCTCAAAGAGGGTCTCCATCTTCTTCGAACGTCCCACCCACTGTTCTGCTTGTGTCTTACTTTGCTTCGCGACACCATCGAGATACATCTGTGGCCATATCATACACTGTCTCGCCCTCAAAAGACACTCTAAGATGACCATATTCTTCGCATTCATACTTTGAGCATGTCTGAAGGCATCACGAATAGTCTCCTGTGCCTCGAGAAATACAATCTCGTACAACTGCTTCTCATCTGGATACATTTCCAATTCCACATTCTCAAAGTGACATGGGGGCAGTCTCAAACGCTCATTAATTTTAGCGAGATCATCCTTTGTTCTTCTGAGAATGTAGATATCCTTAATCTTGTTGGTCATACCCTGGACAACAACTTTAGAGAGACCCAAGAAAGTTGAAAGAGATACAAAATCCTCCATAGAATTGAAGACAGGTGTGCCCGTCACGATCCATTTGATTTGGGTCTGTAAACGACACACACTTTTGAAAAGTTTAGATTTTTTGTTTCGAATCTCATGGGCTTCATCGAGAATGACTCGATCCCACTGAACCTTGTGGAGAGGTGTCTTTGTGTCAGGTCCACCACCTTTCACTGTCAGAAGTGTATAAGGGGTGATTGTCACATCGACGTCGTGATCAATCTTCCGTTCTGGGCCATCGAAGACACTGACCGTCAGATTTGGGGCGAAGCGATGAATCTCTTCAACCCATTGGGTGATAATAGATTTGGGTACGATGATGAGTGTGCGAGGCTTTGGGTTTCCAAGTATAGTGGAAACGAGCTGCACGGTCTTACCCAGACCCATTTCGTCACAGAGGAACCCACCTTTGGGTCCCGAAGTTTGATTTTCCATCGTCAGCATCCAAAGGACACCTTCACGTTGGTAGGGGGCGAAAAGACGACCGTTGAGATTGTCCTTTGCATGGTTATATTGTTCTTCAATAGTCATCGTAAGGATCTTCACCAGGAATGGGTTCAATCTGGCAGATGACTGGTTCGGGTTCCTTTTTCTTACGAGTCTTCTTCAACTTAGGTGGTGGAAGTTCATCAATATGCTCCCGAAAGTACAAAACCTTCTTCCAGAATTCATCCATCACAGGGAGGTTGGTTTTCCACCATTCACGGTCTCTTTTAATATTTACTACATCGAATTCTTCTGGGCGAGGCCAATTGGTCTCAGCTGGTTTATATTGAATAAAATCTGCTTCTTCTAAATCTAAAATCTCCATACACAACTGAAGCTGGGGCATATAGTGAATTGGGACCTCACCAGGTACAATTTGTCGCATCGGGGGGCATTTAATCTCTACCAATTTCCCACTTTCACTCACACCATCAGGACTTCCCCCGAGCCATGTATGCAAGGGGTGAGGGCACAATCCGAGTTCATGCACAATCTCCCCATGCCTCTCTTCATAGAGAATACGAGCCTCATCTTCATACTTCTCACCGTGTCTCGTGGCTGCGTTCCCGGTAAACTTCTCACCAAGTCCACACTTCTTTAGGAGAAGTTCAGCTGGTGTTTCATATTTATTCACACCGATGGCTGTGGCGGCATCTGATGCGGTGAGCATATTACCACGGAGAGCCAACCATTCTTCAGACTTCTGTGCTGCGTATTCCCTCTCAAGCAACGCTTTGACATTGGGATGCATCTTATATTAACTAAAGTTGTAAGTTTTAAGCTCTTCTGCAACGCTAAAATATGTTTGTGCTGCATTTTGTTCAGCCTGTTTCTTACTCTTAGCAACACCCCTAGCAACAAAACCATCATTGATATGGATATCAATGTAGAATAGTCCCTCGTAATGCGCGGCGACGCGATATTCAGGGAGTGGCCAATTTTGAACCTGACAGTGACGCATCAGATGATCTTTGAAGTTATCATCCACCATGATAGAATTCATATCAACAAATTTAGGGTCTTGAAAAATTCTGAGTACGAATTCCTTAGCATGGAGAAGTCCGATATCCATGTAAATGGCACCAATTAGGGCTTCAAAGACATCCTCTAAAATCTTGGGATTATTGTTCCAGTTGTTGCGCATCCCTTTTTCATCCATGACGACGAGTTCATTTAGATTGAGTGCACTCGCAATCTTAGCGAGTGTCTCACCACGGACGAGCTTTGTACGAGCTTTCGTTAGGAACCCCTCTTGTCGACTTTCATACCGATCAAATAAAAACTTAGTGATGACAAACCCGAGGACCGAGTCACCGATAAATTCTAGAGTTTCAAATGATTCTGTGAACTGTTCATACTCTTTGAGAGCAGATTTATGAGTAAATGCCTTTTGGTACAAATCAAGGTTTTTGATCTTTGTACCAACAAGTTCTTCGGCTCTTTCTTTACTAAGGAAAGTAACCATAGTTGTTATGTAGTTCAGGTTTTATTTTTTTAAGCCTCCTTCTTGATGTAATGAGGAGAGAGGTACTTCTGGAGGTTAAGGTAAGTAACCACAACGTCGGCTGGAGGCGCGAGAAGGTCGCGGAGTGTGTCGTCGAGGATGATCTGACGGCCGTTGTCAGGGTGCTTGAGACCCTTCTCAGTGATGTACTTGTTAATGAACTTGGTCACTTCAGAGCGAGAAATGAGCTCACCTTCGGGAAGTTCAAGGAAAGCGCGCAACTTAGGCGTCACATCCTGCTTACGATTGAAGCCGTTGTTGGCAGCACGAGCCTTAGCCTTCTCACCATCTGGGTCTTCCTGGGTGTTCTTAACCTTGCGAACAAGCTTGGAAAGGTTCTTGATGTCGTTGCGGAGAGCGGCGATTTCGGTTTGGATGGTTTCGAGAGACATTATATCTTTCTTACCCGGGTAACCTTTAAGTCTATGTAAAGTAGGATAGCAAGTACCGTGAATATCGTGAGGATAAGCAATCCTACACGTTGTTTTGTCAAAATGGATTTTTTTTCGGGTCTATCGATGAATCGGAAAGGTTGTCTAGATCCATTTGTGGGACATCCACCTGCACAACAGTCTTCGGGACAGGGTAGCACATTTACCCCCTTCCTCACTCCACAGAATTGCTTAGTCTCACCCTTATAGGCATAGCACCTACATTCTTCGATGACATTGCAGACCATTTTATTATATCACAATATATTAATGGACGATCAAATTTATTCAAAACCCGTGATTGAAAAATTCATTCAAGAAAACTTATTTTTCAAAGATCCCAAGATGCAGAAATATTATGACAGAAATCTCCAGAGGGATCTTGGTAAGTTTCGATCGCGCGCCCAAAGTGCTCACAAAACTGAGAACTTTGACAAGATGATGTATGTCTTTGTGACCGATTCTATTCGTGACATCATCATAAACACTGTGGGTGAAATCAGTGAATATATGAAGTCTATGGGTGATGTGATCATCAGTGGTGGTGAAGCGTTCAATTTGTATACAGACTTCGATGATCGTATTATCACGAGTGATATAGATGCCAAGTTTGTTCCACGTCTGCCCGTAAACCCTGTATATTTTGGGAAACTTCAAGCAACCAAACTTATACTATGGAATAAGTTGGGGGAAATTGCACAACGCTTGAACATAAAAATCAAGAACCGAATTATGTCGATGAAAAAGAAGGATCCGAAACTATTCAAGTTCTTGGGAATCAGTTTCAAGAATTCTGGACCGTTTGTCACGAGACGGTATACACTCATCAAGAAGAAGAAGACTAGGAATGATAACAAACCTGGTAAGAGTGATGTTTTCATTGATGTCGAACTCTTTGCCCTCGACCTCAATATTCGTTTCTTCTCACCAGAAACTGGGCGTATTAAAGACTTTACCATGGGTGGTATTCTCGATATCCCATTCATGCGCCCAAAAGAGTTTGGATACGAAGTGGTCTTATCGAGACGGCGTGGTATCACCTATCGTAACCTGAACACTGGAAAACTCGTTACAGACAATCGAGTGTACATCGCGAGTAAAGAGTTTCTTATCGAAGACATCTATCTGATGCATAAACTGAAACTTAGACCTGAAAAAAAGGAAAAGGATCGTCAACGCCTCATCAAATTGGCGCGACTCTTCGATAAGCGTATCAAGTCCACGAATTCAATCGATGATGTGTTCAAGAGTGTTAGAGGAAAAATCGTCAAGCGAGCCCCAGTGGTGAAGAAAGATGCTAAAGTTCCTATGAACCGAGCAAAAAAGGTTGATCCCTATAAATACAACAAATTCACAACAAAACCGGTACAAGATAAACTCTCTAAACAACTCGTACACGGTCTCAAACCTGTCGTAAAGAATACGAAAATCAATGGGTACACCAAATCATCAGGAAACAAGCGTTTCAATCTTAACAATCTCAAATGGAAGAATGTGAAAAACAATTCATATGTGAAAAATGAGTACCCACTCAGAACGAATAAGGCTCTCACACTCCCCAAGAATCTGAACATCACTAAAACCCTATATGGGTATAAACCCAGGCGAAACCAATGGGTACCAAAAGAATTACTTAATAAAGCTGCAGCCATACCTTTTGTTGGTTTAAAGAAATGAAACCATCAGTATACATAAATGATCTACAACGCCCCCACTAAAGGTGAAGATGGTCTCTACTTTGTCAAGGTCCTCAATGATGATAAGCGTAAATCCCTGGTTCAACTCAATAAGGTGAAGATTACCGATGTGTCAGGGGAGATCATCATGCATCTCGGTTCAGATGCGAACATCGATAAGATTGATGGTGTCGACACTCAGAACCTCGAAGCTGCTCTCGAGAATTGTGAGTCTTGGTTTGGTAAGAAGGTTTCAGATGGTGTCATTAGGGGTGCCTACACCTCTACCATCAATGCCGGCTCGATGACCTGTGACCGCATCGAAGCGACCAAGGTGTTCAATACACAGCAGGAGGTCATCGATTTTGAGGCTGTCCAGCCCGAAAAGAATTGTGATGTCATTCTCGAATTTGCTGGATTCTGGTTCGCCAAGAAGGCTTTCGGTCCAACTTGGAATGTCGTCCAGGTGAAGGTCCATGATGATCCAATTGTCGACACTTATCCAGACGGTTATGCTTTTGTCGAGGATGAAGAATAAAAAAATTGTTATTATTATATAAAAGATGATGAAGGGTCGTAACCAGAACATTCTTATGTTGGTCGCCGTAGCTGCTCTTGTCTTCCTCCTTTTCACCATGAACTCCAAGTCCGCTTACTCTATCAGTGAGCGCGAGTACTCTGCCTTTGGTCCCGGTATCACCGCTGGTCCCACTGCTGGTTCCCTGGATGCGCCAGCCGATACGGTGTGTGATGGTATGAAGCGTGGCACCGGCCTCGCCTCGTCTCTCCTCCCCCGTGAGGTTGCCTCCGAGGAAGACTTCGGTCAGTTTGCCCCAGACGACATCCTCAAGGGACAGAACTTCCTGGAACCTCGTGCCCAGGTTGGCTTCCCCGAGACTGTCGGTGGTGCACTCCGCAACGCTAACCAGCAGATCCGTAAGGATCCCCCCAACCCCAAAGCGCCTTTCGTGTGGAACAATTCCACCATCGTTCCCGATTCGATGCAGCGTGGTCTCTGCGCTTAAAGAATAAACGAATAGTATTATAAATGACTTCTGTTTCACCTGACCTCTCCGGGAGTGTATCTAAACTCGTAGAGCTCAGCAAACAATTAGCCGAGGCGAAATCCGATATTAAGGTCCTCAATCAAGAGGAGAAGCGCTTGAAGGAAAATGTAAAAAAACATATGATGGATCAGGGTATTGACACCATCAACCTCAGGAAGGGTAAAATTAGCATTCGTAAATCTGTCAGGAAGGCTGGTATGAGTAAGGATTCTATCAAGGAAGGTTTAATGACATTTTTTGGTGGAGACGAAACTAAGGTAGAAGGAGCCCTAAATGCAATTAAAGATGGACTTAAAACGAAAGAATCCACTTCACTGTCCCTAACTGGTATAAAGGATAAACCAGAAAAAGAAGTAAGTAACTAATGGTCTGGAGCCAATACGTATACGAAGCGAACACCGGATTTGATACCGGTGTGAGTGATGATGAAGAAATTGTTGATAACGTTCCTCTGAATATCGAAGACTGGGAAGTCGAATACTCAGAAGAGCTATGGCATATATGGAATACTATCAGAACACTGATGGATGACGCCCGCGTCGAACATATGGGAGAATTTTGCGATTTTGTGGAGTTTTGTTACAAAGAACACGATGATATGGATGTTCTAGATATCCACTCCGAAAATGAAGAACTCCTTTATTACATATGGAAAAGACTACGAATAATCATTATTGATAATGGTCTGCATGAAGAAATGATGCGCGGTGCTACTTTCAACCATTTTGTCGACTTTTCTAAAAAATATATGTGCCTATATTAAATGCTCCCCGATATCACTTCCCAGAAAGTCGCTATCCCCGCCGCCCTTTTTTTGGCGCTCAGCCCAGGTGTTCTTCTGACCACCAATGGGTCAAAGGTAACTTTCATGAACCGCAAAACAAACCAGTCGGCGATCTTCTTCCACGCCCTCGTGTTTTTCCTCGTGTACAGCCTCATCGCCAAGGCTATGGGTCTCGTGCTCACCAGAACCGACCTTGTCGTAACCACCGTGCTCTTCCTCGCGTTGAGCCCTGGTCTTCTCCTCACTCTCCCCCCAGGTTCGGGTGGTGTGATGCGATCAGGTCAGACCAGTCTCGAAGCGTCTCTGACACACGCGATTGTATTCGCCGTGGTTTTCGCGCTTTTGCGTCGTCAATTTCCTCAATTCTATTAAGTAGGAAGATGAAATACCTCGTGCTAGGGCCAGCGTCTATGGGTATATATTCCATGATAGGTACCCTAAAAGCTCGAGAGTCTGAACTTGTCGATGTGAAAGAAATTTCAGGGTCTTCCGCTGGTTCGATTTTAGCACTATTCTTAGGAGTTGGAATGTCTATTGATGAAATTTTCGAAACTTCATTGAATTTGAATGTCCCCAATTTTGTTAAGATACGCATAGGGTCCTTTTTTAACAAATTTGGTTTTGTTGACATGGCACCTATCCGTAAAAAATTTGTGGAGATATGTGGATGTGACCCAACATTCAAAGAGATTGAAATGAAGATTTATATTTCAGCATTTTGTATGAATACAGCCGAAACCGTTTATTTTTCTAAAGATACACACCCAGATATGAAGGTGATAGACGCTGTGTGTATGAGTATGGCAGTGCCTTTCATATTTGCTTGTGGCAAGTATAACGGTGAAACCTATGTAGATGGGGGTATGAAAGAGGAGTACCCATTAACACCATTCTTCGATAAAAAACCACACGAAGTCACGTGTATTAAAATTAAGATGAATCGAATGTACCAAGATGACATTGAAACCCCAAAACAATTTGTCGAAACCCTTGTGCGTTCAGCACTTTCTAATCGGGTGACTTATGATACACCAATAGAAATACTCGAAATCAATGTAGAAGACACGGATGTCTTTGATTTCAACATGAGTTATGAAGAGAAAATTCAGTTATTTAACAGAGGATATACTCTTTGACAGCCTAATGTGGTTACATTTAATTAAGGCTGACCACTCCTTAAAAATCAGGTCTCTTAAAATTGGGACATCAAATTATTATAATTTTTTGTTAGTTTAATATATATGACTGACGCGTGCGACCCCAACGCGGATCTAGATACTCTCAGGAAACTCATAAGAATGAATACCGGGAAATCCATTAAACTAACAAAAGAAGAAATATGTGAAGTCTATGAAAATATTCAGGGAGGCAAACTACCTTTACCCCCTCTCATCATGAACTCGACTAAAACATATTTGGTCGATAAAAAGTCACCGTTGACATCCAAAGACTATGAATTATTTTTTAGCTCCACAGTCAGACGCAAAGACCTTGTACGCTTTGCGAGAAAAGTTGGTCTTAAGAAGATTGAAAATCTTAAAAAATGCGATCTACAGCATGCCATCGGTCAGCGTCTCCGTGGTATGAATGTTCACGAACCTGTAAAGTTTTCTCGGAAGAGAATTCTTACCAAAAAGGGTGTTACACCCAAGAACAATGTAGGATTATTGAATAACATAGGTCCCACGAACGAACCAAAAGGGTTGAACAACGGGGGCGTCAATAACGAACCAAACAGGTTGAACAATGGGGGTTTCAAGAACGAACCAAACAGGTTGAACAACGGGGGCGTCAATAACGAACCAAACAGGTTGAACAACGGGGGCGTCAATAACGAACCAAACAGGTTGAACAATGGGGGTTTCAAGAACGAACCAAACAGGTTGAACAATGGGGGTTTCAAGAACGAACCAAACAGGTTGAACAATGGGGGTTTCAAGAACGAACCAAACAGGTTGAACAATGGGGGTTTCAAGAACGAACCAAACAGGTTGAACAATGGATTTCCTAAGGCGGTAAAGTTCAAACCACCAAGTTTTGCACAGGCGTCTACTATTTCTCAACCTAGTTCCCGAATTTCGTTTCCAAAAGGGAGCATGTTTATGAAGGGAAGTAAACCCAAATTTATGGGAGGAAATGTATCCGCTGCACCTAAAATAGTAAATCGTGGGGTTGGGAATGATGTGAATCTTGCACCTAAAACGGTAAATCGCGGGGTTGGGAACAACAAAGTCGTACCCAATAAGAAAACTTCATTCTTTGGTGGTTTCTTTGGTGGTTCTAAACCAAAAACGAAGAATGTGGTAAGTGGACAAAATATTAAGCCTGAACCCTTGGTAACTAATGGACCCAACAAGCCCAATGTACCTAGAAGATCGAATGTGCCTAACAAGCCCAACGTACCCAACAAGCCCAATGTGCCTAACACACCTAACAAGCCCAACGTGAAACCAGTGGTTCCCAAACCCTCTATGTTTGGAGGTCCCAAAAATGAACTCACAATTGTGAAGACCAAGTTCAAGAAGGATCTCAAGTCTCTCAAGAAACTCACAAACCAGGAAGTCAATATGTTCTTAGCTCGAGTACGAAAGTCTGAGAATCTGAATACAATTTTTGATGATGCTCGTGTAATAGACCAAAAGAGGTATGATCAGGAAGCACAAAATGCCGAAAGTAGATCTCAAAAGGCGAAATCTGAGCAGGAACGAAAGGATGCCCTTAGGGAGCAACGTAGTATTCAACAAGAGCAGAATGCTGCTAAGATACAAGCTCAGCGGAATGCGAACCGTCTCGAAGAGGAGGAGCGACGCATTACTTTGTCTAAGAAGGAAATGGGTGTTAAGAACGCTAAGGTTACATTTTCACGTGACCTTGACACACTGAAAAAGTTATCGAAATCTGAAAAGAACTCTTATCTGAGTAGAGTCAGAACAATTGACAATATAAACACGGTGTTCAATCAGGCGCGCGCTATGAACCAGCAACGGTACAACCAAGAACTTGCTGTTGCCAAGGCCAAGACCAATAAGGCTACGACTGAACAAGAGCGGAAGGAGGCTCAGGCTGAACAACTCCGCATCGAAAGGGAACAAAACAATTCCGAAAAGAAGGCTTTACAAAAGGCGAAACTTCTTAAGAACCGAGAACTTCAGGCTAAGAAGAATGAAGTGAAGCTTGAAGATAATGTACGTCGTCTCAATATTCAACAAAAGGGGAAGGCGATCAAGAATGCTAAGAATTCTTTCAAGACATCCCTCGCTACCCTAAAATTAACCCCTCAGCAGAGAAATACTTACTTGAGTCGTGTCAAAAATATAGCGAATATTGATGATATTTTCGAAGAAGCTCGAGCTGTCAGTCAGGAAACCTACGAACGGGAACTTGTCGCCGCCAAGGCTAAGACCAATAAGGCGACTTCAGAACAAGAGCGGAAAGAAGCTCAGGTGGAAGAGCGTCGTCTTGTGAAGGAACAAGAAAATGCTAAATTTCAGGCTCAAGCGAATGCCAAGCGAATGAAAGAAATTGAAAAAAAGATTCAAAATGATGAGCGTCGTGAAGTGAATGCAAATCAAGCGCGGGAGAAGAATGCTAAACTTAATAACATCGCGAGACAGGCAAACATTGACAAAGAATATCTCAATAAATATCTCGTAGGTAAGAACCTCAATACTCTCAATATTAACTCTCTCAGACAGAAAGCCATTAAAGATCGTGCTCTCTCGAAACTCATCGCGAATGCGAAGGGTAAAAATATGTTTGGTCGTGTGTCGAAACCAGTTCTAAAATATGTCAACAATTCCAACTATCAGAGGCAATACAATAATGCTACACGCCAGATCGAGGGAAAAGCGCAGAAAGCGAATACACAGAAGGTTGAGAAAAATTTACTCGCGATTGATCAGGATGTAGATAAGACATACCTTACCGCATTCGCGAATGGTAAAGCAATCGACACAATCAATAAACAGGCTCTAATGAATAAGCTCACTAAAGATCGAAAAGTTAGAAACATGCTTGAACAGGGTAAACCTTCTAGGTTTACAAGGCGTAAGGTTGTGTATATTAAACCAGAGAATTACAATGTAGAACTGAACAAGGCTCAACAAATTGTAGATGCCAAGGTCGTACCCAACAAGCCCAGTGTGAAGGCCTTGCAGGAGATGGACAAGGTCGTACCCAACAACAACGCTAAGCCCAACAACAATGTGAAGCCCAACAATAATGTGAAGCCTAACAACAACGCTAAGCCCAACAACAATGTGAAGCCTAACAACAACGCTAAGCCCAACAACAATGTGAAGCCTAACAACAACGCTAAGCCTAACAACAATGTGAAGCCCAACAATAATGTGGTAAATAACGTGGTCAATAACGTAGTTAACGACGTGGTAAATAACAATGTGAAGCCTAACAACAATGTGAAGCCCAACAACAACGCTAAGCCTAACAACAAGAAGAACGAGGTCGTTCCCAATAACAAGGTCGCCCCCAACAATAAAAAGAACGAGATCGTGCCCAACAACAAGAAGAACGAGGTCGTTCCCAATAACAAGGTCGCCCCCAACAACAAGAAGAATGAGATCGTGCCCAACAACAAGAAGAACGAGATCGTGCCCAATAACAAGGTCGCCCCCAACAACAAGAAGAATGAGATCGTTCCCAACAACAAAAAGAACGAGATCGTTCCCAACAACAAAAAGAACGAGATCGTGCCCAACAACAAGAAGAATGAGATCGTGCCCAACAACAAGAAGAACGAGATCGTGCCCAATAACAAGGTCGCCCCCAACAACAAGAAGAATGAGATCGTGCCCAACAACAAGAAGAACGAGATCGTGCCCAATAACAAGGTCGCCCCCAACAACAAGAAGAATGAGATCGTTCCCAACAACA